ATTTTTTTTTGCAATAATTTGCACTTTCCATGGCCATTCTAATTGACTGCAAGGAACAGTACCGCGATATTCAATCATTTTAGAATTTGTTATTTCTATATCATCAGGGATGGTAATTCCAAATGGTAAATCTACCGTCTTAAATGTTAGTGATACTTCGTATAGAAGGCCTACATCACTAAAGCCTTGAAAATCATAATTGATTTCTCCGTCTAATAACACTTTATATCTATAATGATATTGACGTTGCTTATCAACTCTCAACATATCGAAACCTTGCTTTTCTCCAGGTCGCTCATAACCATATAAGCTTTGATTAGTATACATTTTAGTTATATAAAATGGTTCTGTGTCTGCAAAAGTACCATTCAATTTATCTTTCATGTACTCATCTTGAAGTTCATTTTCTACATAATAATAACCACTCACAGTGATTTTTTTCTCACTATGAGTGGCTCCCAAAAATAGACTTCGGTTAGTTCCGTCTATTTTTTTAGTATTAATTTCAACAATAGAATTAGTGGAATTAATATCTATCACAAGGACACCTAGGGAGGACATCCTTGTAGATAAGTTTTCCTTTTCTATTTTTAAGTCCATAGTGTCCTCCTCTATTTCTTGTTAACCAAATTAACTTTATTTTGATTTCTTGCTTCTTTTTGTTTAACAATTGTGTATATTTTATCTCCAACAAGTTCGGTATGAACTTCAAATACTGGTTCTTGTAATTGACTAGTTTTAACTTCTTCGCTTAATTCATTCATAGATGAAGAAAGCTTATTAGAGACATTTCTAGTATCCGCCGTTAAAACAGAATTTGCTTCATATTCTTGTGATTTTATTGATGTTGCATATGCTAACGCTTGTCTATCAACTTGCTTTTGCATTCTTGACATGCCGTTAACTAAACCCATCCCAACAAATCCCCCAATTTTATCGGTAACACGTGATGGCGAATGAATATCCAGTGCTTTCCTCATAGTACGGGCTACGTTACTAGCTATATTACTAGCAGTTGCGTAAATAGAACCCGCAGAATTTGCTAAACCATTTCTCAAACCTATACCTGCATTATAACCGATATTAGAAAGCGTTGAAGTCAATCCACTAAAAATGGAGTTTATTCGACTCGTGGAAGAAATCATTATGCTTGTCATTGAATTCATGCTATTCATAACGGCACTATTCATTCTATTCATACCATTTTGAACATTATTTGCCATTGAATTGAATGCTTGAGTATTTGCAGAATTTATCCTACTGAATCCCCCGTTAATAGTACTAACAACACTATTCATTGTACCTGTCACATTTGACTTCATTGAGTTCATGGACTTCGTTACATTGTTTGACATCTGTGAAATGTCTTGCGAAGATTTATTATTAATATTTTGTGTATTATTTGATACATTTTGAAACATTTGGTTAGAGGCACTAGAAGCTTGTTGGGTAGCTTGATTCATATTAGTGCCAACAGCATTCGCAGTACCAGAGGTAGCCTGATTAACATTAGATAAAATACTATTATAGTCACTAGAGACACCATTTAGTGCACTATTAGACTCTTTTGTTGCAGCATTTGCTGCTTTAGTTGAATTTGAACTTACTACACTATTAAGGTTATTCATCGTTCCTGATACATTTGTAGCTAGTAGATTATAGTTTGAAGACGTACCATCTTTAGCTGCATTAGAAGCATTAATTGCATTGTTTGAGGCTTGTGTACTCAAATTACCTACATTTAAATTCATGTTGTTCATTGAATTAGCAACATTTGAACTTGCTTGTCCATAAGATGAACTCAAATTTGTAGCAGTAGTAGTAGCATCATTTGATACTTTTGAGCTTGTTTCAGATGACTTACCCGTTATTGTGTTCCATAAATTTGAAAACCCATTTTTAATACCATCCCAAGCTCCTTTTAAAACATTAGGAATAGCCTCTAAAATAGCACCAGCAAGAGCTTTAATAATATCCCACCCAGCAGCAATAATTTGTGGTAGCATCTGGATTACCGTGCCAATCAACGTCATAATGATTTGTATTCCCGAAGAAACGATGTTTGGCAAATTCTCAACAATACCATTAACCAAGGCCATAATAATTTGCATTGCTGCGTCTAGAATCATAGGTAAGTTTTCTACAATAAAATTACATAATGAATTTATAATTTGGACTGCTCCATCTAAAAGCTTAGGTATATTATCCATTAAACCTTGGATTAATGTTAGAATCGCGTTTAATGCGACAGGTAAAATTTGTGGCAATAATTGAGTAAGACCATCAATTAAATTCTGAAGAATCTGAATACCCGTATCTATAATTTGAGGTAGATTTTCCATTACAGAATTAACAAACGAATCCAAGATTTTTTTCACTGATTCAACTATTTTTGGTATATTTTGAATGATTCCTTTAACTATATTCAGCAAAAGTTCCATTCCCATTTTTAATAATTCAGGCAATGCACTTGCTATGGAGCTCAAAAATGAAGTAATAACTTCTAACGCTGAATTTATAAGAGACGGTGCATTTTGCCCCACACCTTGTACAAGACTTCCAATAATTTTCATACCTGAATCTATGATTATTGGAATCATTGTAGATATAGCACTAGCTAGTTTAGCAATTAATTCAGTGCCACTTTGCATAAGTTGTGGCAATTGTGAGGTAATACCATTAACAAGATTAGTTATAATTTCTGGGCCTTTTGTAGTTACCGTCTTTAATAATTTGTCAATTTGTGCTCCAAATTGATTATTGATTAGTCCCAATCCAGCTATAACTAATCCTAATATAGCTGCAGGTCCTATAGCTGATAAAGCTACTTGCATGATAGTTCCCATTGCAGAAGTCATGCCACCTAAGGCTCCCATACCAACAGAACTTGCCATGGATAAGCTACTTCCTATTTTAGGAATTAAACCTATCAAACCTGTTAATCCAGAACTAAACATTTTGAACGGTCCGCTTATCATACCTCCTAATATTCCTGAAAATGCTGAAAATCCGCTTGAAAGAGATGCAATTGCAGGAACTGCTTTACTGACTACTAGCGCGCTTCCCAATACAGCAGCTATAGGTAATAGTCCTTGAATAGCACCTTTTAAAGCATCAATACTTTTTTTAGACAAATCAGTGCCATTGATAAAATGGTTTAAAACATTTGTAGCAACATCTACTGCTGCAGATATTTTATCCATATTAAAATCACCAATTTTATCTGTTAATTTGCTGACTGCTTCTATCCCTACTTGAGACAGTTGATCAAAAGCCGGTTGTAATTTATTGGTGATTGTTTCCTTTAAGCCATCCATTGCTTGACCGACAGTTTTATATTCGGTAGCCATTTTTGAAAACGTTTCGTTTGTACCAGTTTTAGTTATTGCATCAAAGAAATCTTGAGTAGCAATTTTCCCATCTTGAACCGCAGTCACCATTTCAGAGGTTGACATGCCCATAGTTTTAGCAACAGCTGCAATACCCGCAGGAGTTTGTTCTAACATCAATTTAAAATCTTGCCATTGAACCATCGGTTTAGCAGCCATTTGTGTAGCTTGTTGACTTAGCGTTGTCATCGCTTGTGTCGGATTTTCAGCTGCCGCAGCTAATCCACCAAAACCCATAACCAATTTGTCAGTATTTTTTATTCCTACAGCTGCTAATTGACTATATGTAGTAGCCATTTCAGAAGCAGAATAAATTGTTTTAGTGGCAAAATCCTGTAGCTCTTTTTTTACAGATGCTATTTCATCTTTTCCTTTACCAATATTTTCCATATTAGCATTGAAAGTTTTCCATGTAGCTGAGCCTTGGTTCAAGTCACCTATAATTTCTTTAAATCCGCTAGAAAGTGCTGATATGCCTTTTTGAGCTACCGCGTATGCTGCACCAATACCTATGATTTTTTTTACTAAATCATCTGTTGCTGATCCTGCTTTATTGGTTCCTGAAACCATCTTATTTAGTGCGTTAGACGCTTTTGATCCAGCACTATTAAACGCTCCAGTTAATTTCGAACCTATATTAGTTCCCAAAGTAGTAATTTTTGAACTTATTTCACTAGCACTTGATCCAACAGCTTTAAATGCACTTTTAAAAGGCTGTGGTATTTTAGAAGCAACTGTCGAAAATGCTTTACCAATTATTGATGTTTGTTGTGATAGTCCAGCTCCCATTTCTTTAGCTGAACTTACAACCGCATTCTTGGCAGCTGACATCCCTTTTTTAATTGGTTGTGGTATTTTTTCGCCGATTCCAGCAATTACACGTTGAATACCGCCGCCAGCTTTTTCAAATAATGCAACAGTTTGCGGTAAAACTTTAGAAACGCTATTTAGCATCGGATCAGCTAACTTACTCATAATTTGACCGACTTTTTGAGTAGTACTCATAGATCCGCTTTGTAATATGTTAGCAACATCATTCATAGTTTTATTCGCTATAGATGAAACTTTATTCATTGCAGCATTATATTGCGACAAATCAGCACCGATAACAGCGTTAATAGCACCTTCAAAAGCCATTTACTCACCTCCACTTTTTATTTTTGAAATAGTTCATCACTTCTTTTGCCTTTTCCACACGATTGTATGTTTCTTCCTTTTCGTTTGTCGTAGCAAAAATAGATTTTATTTTGCGTTCAATTTTTTCTTTATCAAATACTTTTTTTATTTTTGGCTTCTTTGCATTCAAAACATATCTTAAAGTAAACGCATAATGGGCTTTTTGTTCTTGTTCATCTACACTTTTCAAAGCTAATCCTTCTAAAATCGCTTCTAACTCCCACTTATAACAAGACATAATTAATGGAATATCCACTAATCCTTGCCTAGCACAATTCACTATGAGATTTCTTTCTTGATTCGATCTGCTAAATCTTTGACCGCTTTTGCTTGTTGCTCTGGATTTTGAATCTCTTCGGTCGGTTGTTGGCTCTTCAAGTAATCTGCTGCTTTCTCTAGATTGTTGATATATTTCTTCAATTTCTTCACGAAAAAACCAGAATCCAACATTTCTTGTTTAAGTGTTTCAAATACCATGCTGTATCCTTCTTCTTCATCTTCAAAAGTTTCCACAAAATCCTGAACAGACTTCGCAATGTCTTCATCTGTTACTTTATCTTTTGAAGCCAGCTTGATAATATCAAAAAGCGCATCATCATCTTCTTCTAGAACTTTTACAAAAAGAACACCTGCGCCATCATTTTGTGAGTTACCTTGAGCATCTTTTGTACCTAGCTTTTTATTAGCTTTAAATAACATTCCATAATTAAACTTAATTTCTAATTGTTTCTCTTTTAATTTAACTGCAAATGACATATATTATTTCCTCCTGTTTTAGCCATTTTTATAGCTTCTATATATTTTATAGTTGCTTTATCTTTAGCCATATTATCTAACCTATCTTCAAAAGGACTAGTATTAACATATTTTCCTTTAAAAAATAAATCTTTATCTTTTTCAGTTACACCTGCATTGTGTAATATTTTTGTTTCGTACCATTTATTGACTGGATCAGTTGGCCAGCAAAAATTTAATTCTTCATCGATTTTCGGGCCTATGTTAAAAACTAACATATTCCATAATTGAGCCCACATTTCCGCAGTCCAAATTTGAATATTACTGTCTTGGTAATTTAAATACTTGAATAAACGTATTGAATCACAATAAACCTTTTCCCAATATTCTTTTTTCGGATTGGTTATAACCCATTGAGCCCCACCTGAATTACTATTAATTGTTTCAAGTGATTCAAGATTGACACCAACTATACCGGACATCTCCTGCAATATTTTGTCTCCATTTTTGCAGCTACGTATATAATCAATATTTAAATAGCCATTACAATCTGAACAGTACCAAACATCCTCTTTCAAATTAAACTTGTTGAAATCAATCAGTTCTCTAAAAATCACATCTGAGTCCATATAGAAGTATGTTTCTTTTTCTCTACTAGGGTCTTCTTTTAAATATTGCCACCACAAATAAGGCTTAATCGAAGGGATATAGCTTTTATCCCTTCGATTATCCTCATAAGTATGCACTGTTACACCATACTCTTCTTTAAAATACACAGGAATTGATGTATCATGTTTCGAAAAAAGCAATACGATGTCTTCAATTCCTACTTTTTTTAAATTAGTAAGACACACTTCTAATTCCCATTTAAATCTTTGAATCGCAGGCTGACATAATAGGTATTTCATTTTAATTACCTTTGAGTTGTCGTTGTGGTTGTTGTAGGTCTTGTAGTGGTTGTTGTTGTTCCATTATCAATATTGCTATAATCACCAGTAGTTTCTCCTGGGCGTTGGAATTGATACAAACTTTCGACCATTGCAACGTCTTCATCTGACAAAGGAAATGTTCCGTCTTGCAATTTCCCTACAATATTTAATGTGTAGCTAATTTCAACTAAATCTTCTCCTTCAGCATATTCTAATTCGTCAGGGATACCATAACCAAATTTAGCTGGATAAGCTTTAGTTCCGGCTCCTTCTTCCGTTGCAAGAGTATCGTCAACAACAACTCGCCATACTTTAACAGAATGTCCATTCTTTTTGGCTTCTTCAATAACATCAATTGATTCATCATCGGGAGCAAAGTATTGTGTCAATTCAATACTATGTTCATCAGTTGACTTTAAAATTATACGCCCCATTTTTGTTTGTTCATCGATGTTGTCACCGCCAATAGTTGTAGTACCATCTGTTTGAAATGCAGGCAAGAGAGCTGGAGATCCAATTGGTACTTGTGTGCTTTGAATAAAGTACCAAACACGGTTTCCTCTAATAGGTGTTCCTTGGAATTTTTTAATTCTGTTATTTACTGTTTCTGGCATATGAATTCCTCCTAAAAAATATAATCAGATATTTTAAACACGACATGATAAACTTCTCTACCAATAGTGTTATCAGGTCTAATATTTGTACTAATTTTCTTTGTTCGTAGAGCAGATTTGGTTTGATATATTACATCTTCGACTTTTGCTCTACTATTTACTGGATAAAATAAATCTATTTGTAAATCAGTGTTCACTATTGCAGCACCAAATTTTGCACTTTTTGTATCATCGTCAAAGTGATTGCCAATAACATAAAAAGGCTCAATAATTTCTGGCCCTGGAAGTTTATAGTAAATAGGGATTCCCGTTTTATTTAATTTTTCAGAAATCTCTTTTAAAAATTTAGTATTTGGGGCATGTTCCACTTCATTTACCTCCAACTATCTTTTGTAAATTCTTCATTAATGTTGGATATTCTTCTTTAACAGCAGGATACAAGAAAGGTTGAGCAGCCATGAAACGTGTTCCTTCTTCGATGAAAATTGAATAGTTAGCAGGCGAGTCTATACTTACACACATTCTGTACATCATATATGAATATATATTGTTTCTTAACCATCCAGTATCTACCGGTGCTAATTGTTTAGCCCTTTTCTCAACTCTAAATCCTGATTTTTGCAATTCTTTATGAATAGACTGTTCTGTTTTTTCTTTTTGCTTCTTAACACCCCGAACAAATGCCTTCAGTCCAACAATTTGAATAACTTTGCTCATGTTAATATTACAACTGTTGAATTGCGATGAAACTTAACATCAAAAATATTTTTAGAAATACCGTCTATATTAATTTCATCAAAGAAGAAATATCCCTGTAAATGAACTTTAAGTGCATTCTTATTGTATTTTCCAAAGAAAGCTATTTGTTCATCAAAAGAAATATTATGGATACTACAAGGTACTGTTCTAACTTCTTTTGAAATGGCTTCTTCTCCTAAATACCCTTCAGTAGTAATATTCTTAACTATTTTACAACGATGGTTATAAATCATGGTAAAAACCTCGCAATTCCTTTACCAGCTCTAATTTCAGGCTTGGTATACTCGTCTAAAATGTTCAAATATTCATCCAAATAACTCTTTTCCCAAGTAAAAGAACGACCTTCTTCGCTGTCAGAACTTGTCCCTTCACTATTTCTTTTGTTGAAACGTTTAATTGATACATCTCTCAATATATAGTTCAAACTATCAGGTACAGCATCGTACTTATCTGTTCCATTTTTTTGAGCATATTGATTCAAGACAGATAAAATACGTTCTTCACTGTCTTGAATCACTAATGTTAACAATTCATCTTGGAGTTCGTCAGAAATGCCTAACAAAACTTTGATTTCCTTCAGACGATCACCGTATTCTTTTTCTGTCTTTCCCATATCAGAAACCTACTTTACCCTTGTGTCGTAGTAGTCGTTGTTGTTGGTTTTGTCGTTGTCGTTGTTGTTTCACCACTAATTGTTGCTTCTACTACACCTTCTGGAATTTCAGGGAATAATGTTAAAGCATTCATAAACAATGATTCAAATGTTGCATTTCGTAGAGTACGTCCACGAGTCGCTGAAATAAAACCAGTTTCATCAACAAAGTCCACAAAAATATCACCTAAATCAGATGCCTTCATATCCAAGTATGCTAATACGATATTGTCAACGGCGGTAGAATAAACCTTTCCTTCTGGGATTGCGTTTAATACAATAACGTTTGTTGCACCTAGAAAGTTTTTCAATAAGGTCATACCAAATACATTAGATGCATCTGCTAAGACTTTTGTATCCCCTAAGTAGGTTGCTACATCCATAGGATTTACAAAGGAAACAAATTGAGCGCCATCAAACTCTTCGAATGTACTTAGTTTCCCCCATGATTGTGCTAACGCTTTTTGTAACCCTTCAGCTGGAATTTTAGTAGGAGCTGTCCCTAAAAAATTAACAAATTGCGTTTTAATTCCACCTTGAATTTGGCGCAATAATTTTTCGTCAGATTGATCAATCGCAATAGATGCTCCATGACGAGCAATTGCTTCAGCAGTTACTGCACGGCGCCATTTATTAAATGTTACTGTAAATGATTTTCCTTTAGCTCGAGTTACTTTGGATAAAGGAATATCATCGCCTTCCGCAACATTTCCATCTTTTAATGACGTTGTCCATTTGTACATTTGAATTTTCATATCTTTAGATAAAGGTTCTAACCGTGTTACACCTAATAACTCTAATAATTCTTTGATGCCTTTCTCAAAACGATTCACAAAATCAATGGATTTAATTTCTCCTAAATCGTCCATTTTTGTAAGGTCTGGTTCTGCCGCAAATAGTTGCAAATCCATTTTTAATAAACGTTCTTTATTAGTTTTTGACATATTTTTCATAAGTTATTCCTCCTAGAATAAATCTCTATTTTGAGCAATCATTCTTTGACGCTCTTTAGAGTCTTTAATTTGCATAATTTCAGCTTTAGTCATTTGACCACCGTTATTGCCTACTCGTGTCTTATTTTTGCTAGCAAGGCGCTCGTTCACCTTTGCTTCTACAGCTTTATCCCATTCATCACGAAATGCCTTTACATCTTCCAGAATTTCTTCAGCTGTTTCTCCGGTAATTCTATGGGCAAAATCAGAAGGCATACCTTCGGCTTTTAACTGATTTCCTTTTTCAACGAACAGTTGCTGTTTTTGGAACTCAGCCTTTTGTTTTTCAAACTCTTCTTTTTCTTTATCAAGAATAGCTTGTTGTCGCTCTTTTTCTGAAAGTTTCGCTAAACGAGCGGCTTCATTCTTTTGTTCTTCTAAATCTTTTTGCCAACGTGATTTTTTACTTTTGATAATCTCATCAACATCTTTATCGTCTTTTAATCCGAACTTTTCTTTAATTGAAGTCAGCTGTTCTTCATCTAGTTCATCGAGATTCAATGATTTTTGTTCATCTTCATTTTGTTGCTGATGATTATCTCCTCCACCTGAACTATTTCCATTATCTGCAGCAAAAAATTGTAATTGCATTGGTAATAAATTACATGTTTTCATTTGACTTTCTCCTTCCATAGCTTTTATTGAGAATCAATGCTTGCTCATTTCCGTAGCTTTTTTTGTCATCCACGCCTGGACAAAATAAAAAGCCGTTTAAAACGACTCAACTTCTAATTCTTTGTAAATGTTTAATAATTTAGGAAACTGAATAGCAATCCAATCAACGATTTCTTCATTTCTTGGCCATTCTGCGTTATTGTCTAATCCCGATTCAAATAAAATAGCATGGATAATTTCATGGCGTATGGTTCTAGCTTCATATATATCAATTTCTTGAAAATTATCTGGATCTCCGTTATCTAACTGATTAATAAAAATTTCTTTGGTCGTAAAATCAGTGACACCGTCTGCACCGCGCATAAAAGGCTTGTCTGCTTCTGTTGTCTCTTTATAAATTGTGTATTCTACGCCTAATACATTAACTTTTGCTTTTTCTTTCATTACTATTTTCCTTTCTCAAATGCTCTTCATAATCAGAGTCAAGGTAATCATATGGATCTGGTGGTACTTCTTTTTGTTCGTAATGAATTCCTGTCTTAATCAGCATAATCGTTATTGCTAGTGAAAACCCTAAGAAAGGCATGCCAATAATTAAAGCAATAAATCTTAGCAACATTTTAAACATCCCTCAATTCTTTTTTACTTGGAATGATCGTACTTCGACAGTTCACGTGCATCGGTGGTGCATTTAGACCAGGTTGAAAATCTGCTAATTTAAAGACGTCACCGTTTAGACCTTTGCATATTTCGGTAGTGCGATTGTCAATATGAGCAAGGTATTCATATTCAGTGAAACCAGCATCTATATAGCGTTTTGCCGTAGCATTATTGATAATATTCGTTCCATCTGTACGAATGATTGCTTCAGCTCTTGAACGCGCTACATTGTATTTTTTTCTTAACTCCCTTGCCATTTCAGCAGGGCCCAATCCTCTTACAAATCCTTTAACTAAAGTATTCCTCAAGTCATTAGCTAAATCATCTACATTTCCCCAAATACTTTGCGAATAGTTTTTTCCATTGAATGGTGTATTCACTAATTGTTCTAAGGTAGGTAGATTTAAAGTACTCGCAGAATTTCCACCAGATATTTTTCTATATGCGTACTTCGCGACTTCTTTCAAATAGTCATTAAATGATTGTTCAAGATCACCGCGCATCACACCTAATTGATAAAGCAAGTCTAGCTGTAACGCCTCTAATCGAGTGACTTTTCCAGCTCTATATTGTTCATTTAAGCGTTTCAATAATTCCGGGTCTTTTTTAGCCGCTTTGAAATATTTCTTGGCATTCTCTCTATAATCACTTAAGTCCTCCCTCATGAGCCGTTTTTTTGCTTCTTGCATAGAGATTCTATTTTCTTTAGCATACTGAGTATAAAATTTATATATCTCTTTCTGGATGTTCTGGCGATTTTCTGTGTATATAGATTGTAATTCATCGAAGAAATCTAAATCCGTTTTATCAACGTAAGCCATGATTTCATCCATACGCTTTATCCAATATTGCTGTGAAGTCATTCAATCAGCCCCTTAATTTGAAACGCCAGTCAGAATGCCAATAGTGAATCTTAAAGCCTGATTTTCATTAAACCCCTCATCTAAACATTTATCAAAAAGATATTTTCCCTGCTTAGCAATAAATTCTAAACTTCTTTGCGTTTCGAAAAATGTAGCTTCAAGTGTTTGATTATTCTCATTCATCTTCATTAATTCCTTTAGCTGCTTCTCGTTCATCGTCGTCATTCCCCATTTCATTCTTATTCACTTCAGGCCTTCGTGGTTCTGGCTTATCATTTGTTTCTTCCTTAATACGTTTTAGTTCGACATCGGGATTGACACCCGTTACTGTAGACAATATTTCAAATAGTGTTTCATCTGAAACTTGTCCAACTAATTGACTAGCTAATGAAACAATCTCGTTATCTGATTTAGGAACATTCGCAGTAAATATAATATTCGTATTATTAATATCATTGTAAGCTGTTGAATCGTTCCCTTTTATTTGCCAAATATTAATAGCTAGGCGCAATCGTCTCATCAAACCTTTTTCAAATAAGCGCTGTTGCATAACCCGCCGATTATCCGCAGCCATTAACTTGTATTTCATACTCTCACCTGATTGTGTACCACTGAAATTGGCATCCAATGTATCTGGTGTAAAAGTAAATCGTAAAATATCATTAACCAATCTTTTCTTATAAGTCTCTGCACCTTCTGAGTCATATTCTTTTATGAGATATTTTGCATCAGGTTCTGATCCGTTTGGATTTGGATTATCATCTAAAATCATTATTCGTGCTTTTTTGAAAGCTAAAGAAACAGCTAACCGTGAATTAGGAACAATATTACCATCTTCATCTAAGTCATTTTGAGCAGTCCCTGTGTATGGATTTCCTTTGATAAGCAAAATAGCGTCCATTGTGTCCTGCTGATAATTAGCTAACTCAGATTGAGACAAATCATAAGCATCAATTGAATCTAAAACAGGTTCGTATGCACCTGTACGGTCTTCATTATTTGCGAATTCATTAATAGGTACGCCATTAAACGCATAATCTTCAAAGTCTAATAATGTCAATCCCTTTTTATTCTGGTTGTCATTGACATAGATGTATAACATGTCAGATGTATAAACGTTTATAAAATCCTTACGCACCCCATCGCCATAATCTATTGAATAATAATAAACACCAAATAAAGAATTACTGTCAGTCGTATCATCATATACAATGAATGTCTGCTCTGGGTTTAATTTAACTAGTTTTACAAACGCTTGTTCATCTTGTAAAGCAATTGTTTCCAACTCGTAGGCTCTGCCATAGATTGACAAATCGGTTTTGATAAGTACGTTGTGATAGGCTTCGTTGTTTTGCTTATTGAAGTCATCGATTTTTTCTTGCAGTTCATCATTTTCATTTTTGTACTGGACCGGCTGTCCCAACATATAGCCTTGCTCAAAAATAGTGATATATCTAGCAAAATCACTTGCTATTCTATTGTCGGCAGCGTATTCATCAGTTTTTGGAGGACGATATTTGATGTTATTATCTGCTAAGTAATAGCGTTTAAGCTCTTTTAAACGTGGCACTTGTTCAGCAAGATGTCGATTAACAAATCTTTTTAGTTGAGTAATCCATGTTTCACTATCAAATTCTAGGCTTTCAAAATCTTCCTGTGCCATTCTAAAAACCGCATTCGCATTTTTATGATACCTGTGATTTCTTAAAAACGTTACTTCATTCTTTTTATTCACTTTTTCATCCCTTTCTTTATCCAAAGAAGAACTTGGCAGCGTCCATACGTTCCTCTAATGATTGTGGATTCTTCAAGCTTAAGGTCCTAAGGAGACTGGCCGCGCTGTCTGGTGCATCGTCATGTTCTGCATTTTCTGTATAGTCCAAAATTTCGGCAATGTACTCTTTATCTGTATCTTCTAACCAAATAATCAAGTGCCAGTACTTACGCAAATAAGTAGATATTTTAATAAATTTATTCATAGATTCATGATATTCAGTAACAAACTGACCGCACTCACGTAAATTCTTAGCTAAGTACCCTTTGTCTCCGTTCGTTTCTGTGTGGAAAGTTCCTGCCTGGTAGTGTTGATGCAATCGCAAAATTTCAGGCAAGCAATCATCCACATGTTTCTGCCACTTCCTACCATATCCAATAATTGTTCCATCTTTTTGTTCTTTGAAGATGGTTAAGGCTGTGCTGTCATCGCCACCATAAGCCGCGTCGATGTGTGCTACACCGTTATAAATAAGATTAATACTGTCGGTATAGGTTGGTGCAGTAAATAGCGATTCACTGTCAGCAATATGTTTTAGCTCATAGTTTGCCGCAAATAATGATGGTGTCATTGCTTGTTGCAATGCCTGACGTTGTTCTTTGTCAATTAATCCTGTTTCGTAACAATCGAATTTCTTGACGTTAGGCATTTTAGAGATTGCGTCTTCTTTGTGCCATGGTGTACCTGTGTTAATAAAACGACCACCGCGATTTTTAACGTTCTGCAATTCTTGATACTGAAGTTTCGTTCTCTCTCGTTCAGCTCGACTGACTCGGTCTTTAATGTTAACAATGTCATCAGTAATAACGATGTCCGCATGTTTACCAGTCAGAGAAGCGTATATTCCCATACCGAGTAATTGAGAGGTTCCTCGGCTAGATGTTTTTAAGTTGGTATCTATTTCCGTGGTGGTCTCTTTCAAAAGCACTAATTCAACGCCATATAATGCAAATACAAGCGTTTTAAAGTATTTGCTAGATAAAACCTTAGCCACTTGTAAAATAATCTCTACGACGTCAGTATCAGTCTTACGTAAGAAGATAATGTTTTTATTTGGAAAAAGAACCATCAACAATGCAATTGCAATCGCCAAGGTAGTTGTTTTAAATGAGCCACGATGAGCCAATAACGTTTGATCGTCTTTCTCAAACAAAAAAGACTTTAACCAATCATTGTGCAATTCTCCTAAATCGTTAAACCCCACTAAATTTCCAAAAATTACCGGGTTCGTTTTGATTAGGTTCAAATATTTTCGCTTTTTAGGGCTCATGTAGAATCATCCTCGAAAAACTGCTCGATTTCGACTGCTGCATCGGAAATATTAAGCGATCCTGAAACCTCGGTTTCTCTTCGATCTCTCCACTCATCAGGCTTTCTGTTCTTAAGCCAGAAAATTGCGGATGTAGGGTTGGGCGCCACTTGTTTCGTTACTTTTTTGGTTACTTCCATGCCCGCTTCTGTTAATTCTTTTGTAACTTCGGTGTATTCATAACCCACCGCACTTTTAAACAGTGCATTTTCAACTTGACGATCTACAACTTCTTTTCCTCTTTTGAGGGCGGAAGAAATGGAAGAAAACCTCTTTTTCCAATCGGTAAATGTCCGTTCGGATACTCCAACATTTTGTGCGATTTGCTTATCGACGAGGCCATCTCGTGCCCACCCTTCGATTTTAATTAACCCTTCGTCAGTCAGCCACTCTGTGTACTTTGCCATGACCTCACCTCCTATGTAATTTTATGTATAAAAAGAGACACCCAGCAAGTGGATGTCTCTCGTGAAGGATAGAAACATCTATTGACGTTTCCTAATTTATTTAAGTAGCTATGCTACCTATTGGCGTGACAGGATTCGAACCCGCATCTTATCTCACACGTAATCAGTTGCATTACCACAATGCTACACGCCAAACCAGAAGGAGCGACCTTCTAGCAATTGCTAATAAATCAAATTAACCTTTACACACTCTCGTCAGAATGTTTTCCCTTCAGGATGTAGCTTTCGCAGACTTTCACGGCTAAAATGATTATGTCACTGGCAAGGATTTGCACCTTGTAAGGTCTATATTCCACCACAGTGACCAATCAATCAAACACCAGCAAAAACAATTGATTAAGTTTATCCTAAACGTACCTAGCTGCTACTCTATGAGTTTAGGAATTGCTCTCGTGCGTAAGCAGCTGCCGCAGAGATCTGGTTAATGTTCTTATCGTCATATGCTGGGATAGAGCAATATACCTAACCTCGACTAGTATGAATCAGGTAGTTACTACTGCATTCCTAGCAACTATTTGTGTCACTTGCAAACCTGTAGAAAAAAGAGGAGGTTATTCACCTCACTTCATTTTATTGAGAACGTGAGTCTGCAAGTGACCATCGAAAGTCAAATCAAACGGTGACTAAACCAGAAAGCGTTGTGTAATGTGTCCATTTCTTTGACTTTCGATATTACTATATTAGCATTCAAATTCGTATAAAAACCGCCAACTTTACGCCAAAAAACCGCCAAAAATTATTTATATGCAATTATTTTTCCATTGCGGTAAGCTTCTGCGAATTCAATCAAAGCTTCTGATTTCATTCTTTGAATACTTCTTTCGGAATAGCCGACTTCTCTAGCAATCTTGTAATTAGAGTAATGGTCCTGCACACAGAAACTATAGTGCAAAATTTGTCTGCTAGTTAGGCTTAATGCCATAAGCCCAGATAAAATTGCGTCTCTTTCTGCTTCTGCATCTGCTAATTGTACTAGCGCATCTTCTGCTTTGTTCCCATGACTTTGGCTTTTAGGCATATCTGTAATAATTGGTGATTTTAAATCTATCAAAGAGCGACCAGCTATTCGCTCTAAACGTCTAAAATTCTTCAACACATTTCTGGCATTCGCTTTTGTTTGTCGAAAATCTACTTCTTTTAGCAATTGAATCAAGTGGAATCGCTCCTTTTGTGGTATAATAACTATGTCGAAAATATTTCTCACAGCCGGAGCAATCTGGCTTTTTTTATTTTCTACTAAATAAACTTTTTACAATACGTACTATGAGATAGTATTTTCAAATACATTTACTCATGATATAATCATATTAACTTTCTTGGGGATTTTATTTCTGAAATAAATTTCTCCTTTTCTATGATAACTGGCGGAAAACAGTTATCGATAGTTCCTGTCTCCACCAGAGACACAATGTCAACCTTATTTGTTGGCACTATTAGCACTTTACTTGGGAAAAGTGCTAACTACCACATTAGTCAGCCATTGGTCGGCTGGCTTTTTGTTTGCAAAAAATCGGCTAGTTATTGTAAAAAAGTTGCAATAAGTTAAAACTCCAATGTAATTGGCCTCCCGTATTTTAAAATTCTCCATTCGCCATCTTTTGTATTGGTTTTATTCATATGATTTCTTTCATCACGAGCTATCGTATAATCGAAAAATAAATCGGCTTTCTCTGCTCCATGTAAGTACTCAACATACACTCCATCAACTTGCCTTCCTAAGATAAAAACTTCTGGATAACTCATACGCTGGAACCCCCTAAATATAGCCCTAATCCCAAAATAAACGAGCATGAAAGGAAATAAACAAGGTCACTGCTTGTTATGTCATTGCCATACACGAAATAGCTCACGGTTGCTTTGGCTACAAGAATCATTATTGCAATGCCACTAACTTTATTTATTACTCTTTTCCAGTTGCGTTTCATTTATTCACCATCCACTTTCACAGCAAACAGCCAGTAACGTTCATCAATTGCTTTGATTTCTTGTTCTGTATGTTTCAGTCTTCCGATGCATAACCCTTTATTGCCTTGTGTATATACAGCTCCATCGGTATCAGTCCAAAGATAACAAAACTCTGTGTCACCGATTTTTGGTAAAGCAACATAAAATAGAGGTTCTTCATTTTCATTCCTTAACTCTTCAATTGATATGCATTCTGAGCAATCGATACTATTCATTTTTTTAACTTCTGTATTTATACCAATGAGATTAGCAACTTCCAACGCTTCTTCTTCCTTTTTAAAAACAATAATTTTCTCGTCGCATCTAAAATAATCTGTAACACCTCTGACCGCCCAATACAACTGTTCTTTCTCGACTTCGTAGCCAAACAACTTCATTCTTATCAATGTTTCAATTGGATAATTCGTGGTATCGACAAGCCAATCTTGAAAATGACTTCTCTCATTTCTATTTGTATTAAAAGCATTTATTAAAACACCACCAAGTTCCCAATCTAACTCTTCAAAATTATCTTCGAACCAATACGCCACAAACTTTGGAACAATGGCTTTTTCCTGTACTTTAAGCTCTTTTATGACCTCAATTGCTGCATTTACTCCATCGTCATAACCTCTTGTCCATTCATCTTCTGCCTCGCAGCCCCCGATATCATAGAGCGCTTGAATTAAATCTTCTTTTTCTTGTTTATTCACCGCTAATCCCCCTTGAAACTGTTAAAACAGTAGACAGATGTCCGTTATTACGCAAATATTTCAATAAGTCCTCAATATCAGATACATCTTCATCTCCTCCGTAATAGATGCTTTCAATTATTACAGCTAAATCTATATAGCTTATTTTTAATCGTTTCATTTCACTTCCTCCTTGCGTTTCTCAACATCATCAGACCAAGCAGCGTAATAATCGAAGTCCCAGCCATCATCTCTTGGGTTTTCGTCCAAACAATCTGGATCATGCATTAATACGGCCTGTTTCACTTCTTTGGATTCATCTTCTAGTTCATCTATCAAATCATCAGGTACCTCAATTGAGACTAATTTTACTGTTTCGTCTTCTTCTGGATCGTCAGCCATTAAATAGTCTTTTTCCTCTTCAAATTCTTTAGTTGCTTGAATTAAGCTTTCTGTCCAACGTCCAGTATTTTGGGAACTTTCATATCGATATAGTTTCATTCCGTTTCCTCCTGTTCAATCCAATCTGCAAAAGCTCGTAATACTTGCGCTTGTTGCTTTGAATTCAATCCACAATAAGCTATATCTACGTTCCTAAGTTCTTTTGAGCCTATCCTTGTCTGCCATTCCCCGAGGAGAAAGACAGCACACATTGGACTTGCGTTATCTTGTTCAACATTTGCTTTCAACCAATCCAGAACGATCTGCTGATTTTCGTTTAGATATGGCCTTTTAAAACCTTTGACGATGTACAAAATATCTTCTGCTGACATATTTGCTTCGATGCGATCCATTTCTAGTTGACGTTCAATTTCTTTTATTAGTTCATGCATTTAATTTCCCTCCAATAATTCTGGGTTATCCCATACATTTCCGATAACTTCATATTCTTCGCTGTCAATGAATCTAACAGATGTTAATTTTCCATTTCTTAGCATTTTGGTGCAGAATGAACCTTTTTCAAATACAACAACGCTATTATTTATATGCGATTCGAAAGGAATGTAATATACTACATCCCCCTCAAAAATTTCAACGCCGTTCTTATCTTTCAACCCTGTTGATTGCATGATGACATAAGGAAATTCATCCCAATTAAAAGTTGTATCATAACTTCCTATCTCTATTTCAGACGTGCCAGGACTGCCTTTAATCTGAAAATCCGTAATTATGGCCATCATGCTATTCGAGTCATCAAACAAAGGTGTAACATTTTCTAGCATTTCTTTCTCGTAGGTATCCCACGCTCTAAACTTTGGAATCATCTTCTTCACTCACTTTCTTAAATTACAACATCAAATCCCCAAGAAAAGCTTTTTTCATTTCCTTATAGATGGTTAGTTCATTTTCTGCTGTCGCTATTTCATCCGTGATATGATCCATCATCCGAACAAAGGCTTTTTGGGTTTCTCGATTGAATAACTCTATTGGAAAATTACCAATTTCCTTTTCTTGTATATTGATACCTGTTGCATACTTTGCAATAAATTTGTCTACATTTCTTTGTAGAATTAAATTGAAATACTTAGGCTCGATGCCATTTTGAGGAATAATCACAACTTCCTTTGTTGGTACTTCCCTAGGATATTCTAGAAAATCTATTTGGCCTTTCGTAGCCGATATTTGAATGGTTGATGTTCCAGCAGGATAAATGTATCCTGCTTTTGCCCTTCCAAATTCTGCAACATCTTCTAATTTGACACGTTCAAAGTTATCAAAATCAATCATAATAGGCTCAATTGCTCCCCTTCCGTCGGTTCTGCTCTCTTTATTGGTCGTTTTGGTTTTTGACTGTCCTTATACCCAACATGTTCCGAAAAGAATGAAGCAAACTCTTTTATTTGTCTATCAGCTTCTGGCGTAGTCCCAACTAAATCATTCATCATTTTGGCTAGTTCGATATTATTCTTTGCAATCTCTTGCTCTGTTTGTTTCATTTCTGCCATTATTTCAGATAGTGGCTTTACAGGTTCTGGTTCAAAAGTATCAACATAACGAGGTATGTTTAGATTAAAGTCATTTTCTTTCAATTCTTCGATAGTAACTACACTGCTAAACTTATCAACTGCTTTTCTTGATTGGAACACTTCTAAAATTTTAGCAACATGTTCGTCTTCTAAAACATTCCAAGCCTTTTCCTTTTTAAATTCCTTGCTGGCATCAATGAATAAAATATCTTTATTCAATCGGTTCTTTTTTAAAACTAGAAGAACCGTCGGAATATCAGTATTCATAAATGCTTTTGCAGGTAGTCCAATAACAGCATCTAGCAGATTCTTTTCAATAAGTTTCTTGCGAATCTTTTCTTCTGCAGCACCTCGAAACAAAACGCCGTGCGGTAAAATAATAGACATTATGCCATTATCTTCCAATTGGTGTACACCCTGTAGTAGAAATGCGTAATCTGATTTTGATTTAGGAGCTAAGACACCATAATCCGAAAAACGCTCTTGCTCTAAATACTCTTTTAATGGATTCCAAGGGAGCGAGTAAGGTGGATTCATGATGACCGTTTCCGATTTATTCGTTGGTACTTCGTCAACAATTTCAATAGAGCTAAACTCAGTTGATTTTGTTAATTTGTATATTGTTTTAAACTCACGACTTAATGAATCACCATGCAGAACTACGGCATTTATATTTCTGATTGCTAAATTAAACAAGAGAAATGGCAATGCACGATCTGAAAACTCTTCACAATGAAACTGTGCATCAGGATTTTCTGCATATCGTTTAATTGTTAAACCGCCAGTTCCTGCACAGATGTCTGCATTGGAACGAGTTGCCCCAAGAACTCCACTGGCAACCCGAATGATTCCATCTGGTGTAAAATCTTGCTTCTTGCCTTTTCGGTCTGAATGTTCCGCTTGAAAATATTCTGTGAACCAATCAAATGATAGGTCTTGTTCTTCTTTTAAAAAGTTGGTAAATAGTAGTTCTCGTTCGCTTGGACTACTTAATATTTCAATCAATTTATAGGAAGCATGAAAGCTTTCATCAACACCTAGCAGTTCATTTATTTTTTCTGTTGTTAGTTTCATCGTTTTTAAGGAGCAAAAAGCTTTTTAATGCGGCCGCAAACCTCCGCTCCTTTCTATTTATTTTTCTCTAAAACTTTTTTAAATATGTCATCCACTAATTTTTCTGGAATATTTGATCGTTCATTATAGCTTTTGGAAAAATTGCCCCAGGCAATTTCTTGTTTAATAACTTTATTTTTCAATCCCAAATGAATATTACTGGCAAATTTCGTAGGCTTCTGTAATGGATAATCATAATTGTTATACTTGGTTAAATTTTTAAATGGTAGTTTAAAATTCAAGACATCTTCAATATATTCCCAAATTTTACCATTAGCCGGGTTCTCAATAATGAAATATCTGGGTTGGTACTTTTTTATAATTTTTATAGTATTAAAAACCGTTAACTCTCCATTCACTCTTTTTAAAAATTGTCGTTCATAAACATAATTAGTATCTTCGTAATCTTTTGTGGTTCTTATAGTAAACGGGCTTGGTAATATCTGTGGCGCAAATAAATTATCTGTTACATCTTCTCTTTTCCAACATGCATTCCCATTTTTCATTGCACTAGCTACTGACCAGCTTTCACATGGTGGGCTTGCAATGATTAAATCTGGTTTTGGTAATTTGTCTAAAACTTTGAATAATTTATTATCATTAAACATATAAGAATAGTCCGCTAAATTCAGATGAATAAAATGGTCATTCTTATTTTCAATATCCAAACCTATGCTGTATATTTCTATATCTTCAAACTTTTGTGCAGAACGTTTATAACATCCGTTCCCACTATCAAATAGTGCCCATACTATCATAATTTCAAAGGAGTAAAGAATTCTTTGTGGTCGACCAAACCTCCACTCCTTCCTGATTATTTGATTAATACATAAAATCCATTTTTCTTTGCAACGTCTCCTCGAATTCCCAAATGGCCTTCCAAATCTTCAAAGGTCCTTTTTGTAATTTTAGAAAGTTGCGTGTCATACCCCAAATTTCTAAGTGTCACGTACTCATTGGGTGTTAATTGGTCTAAATCTATTGCCACAATTGGCGGAAACCGTTCAGCCGACGGCTTAAATGTCACACTAGTTAATTTCATCTTTTTTACCTCACAATTTCACCGCTTTATTTTTCGATTTAAGGCGTTTCAAATCATTTATGATTAATTACCCTAAACTAGTTTTAAAATCTAGCTACGGTTGAATCACGTTACAAAAACCAACAAATTATTTCCTATTCATCCAAGACTGATTGCTCTTGGTTTTCTTTTTAGGTTTTTCTTGAAATGATTCTTCTCTCACTTTTTCAAGTAATTGTTTTGGTTTTTCTGGTGGAATTACAACGTTTACGACCTTTCCACCTGCCACTTCTGCAGCAAGATTTGCTAATTCATCGTCTGTAAAATGCATCGCCTGCTTAATTTGATTAGTGATGTTCCCGTCTTTATCCAAATACCCAGCGCATTTCACTACTTTTACTTTTTCCACGTGATCACCTACTCTGTTTTTAATGTACTGCTTCAATTTTCGTATACCTTTACCTCGGTCTTGTCCTTTGCGGACCACCCAAGTGCCATTTATCCCGAAGTAATCAATGACACCTATAGGCGTTTCAATCGCAAATTGGCAACTACCTTCGAAGTATTCAAAGGGATAGCCTAGCTCATAAATATTCTTCATTGCCTCTGTACTCATGAATTGCACATGGGTTTTTCTTTTGTTTTTTAATTCTTGTGTTGGGTACTTTGTCATTCACTATTTCCCCTCCATGAACTCTTTTATTTGTCTATCAAGTTCCGCTTGCTCTTCTGGAGACAATTTTTCCTCTTCTTGTTTTTGTTCATTCACCCAATCTGGCAATTTTTCTTGCCTTACTGGTGGTTTCGAGTAAGTTGTCTGTTGAGTTGGTATAGATAAATCATATTCATCGTTGTAACGATCATCACGAATCCAACGAAACAACTCTTGGGGATGATACCAGTCGTTTAATTTGATATACTTAAGGTAATCTTTATATCCTTTTTTGAACTGATCCAAATCTTCTTCTGACTTAAATTTCTTTAAGAATTGCTCTTTAGCTTTTTTCTTATTGGTTTTCTTCGGATATGTTTTCCAAACTTTTTCGAATAATTCAGACATGGTTGAGCTCTGCTCAACACTATTCTTTTTATTCTTTGTATTATTCTTTGTATTATTAATTAATGTATTATTCTCTGTGAAGTTTTCTTCACCAGGGGTAGTGAAATTTTCTTCACCACCCTCATGAAGATTTTTTCCATAGGTGATGAAATTTTCTTCACTAGGGGTGTAGAATTCTGTATCAGTTGGAAAAGGCAATATATAAATATGTCTACGATCTACAATTTTGCTATCTGGTTTGTAAAAGACTTGTATCTTTATATATTTTCGTTTTTCTAATTGCTTCATCCATGATATGATCGTCCGTTTGCTAACGTTGTATAGGCTGGCAAAGTATTGATTTGTTGCCCAACAGTAGCCTCTTTCATTTGCTAATGCTGTCAGCTCTCCATATAATAGCTTTGCATTCCCATTTAATTGGTTATCGTAGCGGACAATGGCTGGAATGATGGCATAAAAGCCTCTATGTTCATTCACTGGTTATCCTCCTCATCAACAACGACCGTATAGACATATTTATGCCTAAATTCTCCGTTAACGACTTTTTTTATTGTTTGTGTTTCAATAGCTATCCCTTTTCCATTTCTTGAACCGACATAGACAAATGCTAATAGTTCAAAAAATAGTTTTTGACTCGATGTCAATTCCCTGTATTTTTCAAGTAATTCTTCTACCAAACTGTTAACCTCCAATATTCAACTTCTTACGTTCTTCAACGTTTAGTTTTACTGGTTTAATTTGATACTTGTTTAAAAAGTTCTTAGTACCTATCTGATGTTCTTCTTGATGATGTTGACGACAACCAGCGTAAAAAATAAATGTTTCGTGATTAATCTTTTGACGATTCCGCCCCATGCCGACTACCTCTATATGACAAACATCGGCATGTTTCCCACAAATACAACACTTACGGTATTTAAGGCAGTAATAAAACCATTTGTTATTTTCTAGCAAGTATTGGTATCTCTTTTCTAGTGGTACATCATTTTTCAAAATGAATTCGATTAAGAAACCGATCCACTCAGTCGCTTCATTCTTGGTAGCTCTACTATGTTCAAAGTAAACACCACTCTTAGCTTCGTAGTAGTATTTCAAGACACTTTCAATCCATTTAGGTTCGTCATAGCTCCAACGTGCCACATCGGCTATTAGAACGTGAGAAAGTGCATTCTGTTTTTGAGACATCTGTCGATTATCTAAGAATTCAACTTTCGCTAAATTATCATCGTTATTAGCCAGAAGTTCGAGAAAATTTGAATTTATTTCATCCTCAAATTCGATGGCCAACATATTCCCTTTATGTTTTATGATTTTCCCAATCATTCAATCACTTCTTTTCAAAATCATTTGCAATCGGAGGATTTGCCTCGTCAAATAATTCTGTTTGTTCTTCATCGAGTTCGTTTTCACTTTGTTGTTCCACAGTAGGAACTTCAATCTTTTCTAACATTTCTTTCATACGCTCAAGAACTTTAGTTTTTACGTTTTTTAAAGGTACGTTGTTAATCTTGCTGTGCAACTCTTTAAACATATTTTCATGATTTTCAGATTGTGTAGCAAGTTCTGTAATACTACTAATTAATTCATCTTTTAATTTTTCTAAATCTATTCCTTCGCTACTCCATTCATATATTTTTTCGCCTACTTCTTTTGTTATTTTAAAAGGCATATTAAACATATTTGAGTTATCTTTTGTAGCTTCCGCTATGTGGTCCTGATCAATACGTAAAGCGATAGCAAATTCATATTCCAAACTATCTTTTTGATCAGGTTTCAACCCTAGTTTTACTACTTGTGTTTTACCTTGTTCATTTTTTTCCATGTCGTAGGCTTGCTTACTTCTAGACGTTCCAATCACATACATTGAATTTCCTGTTACTAACTTAAGAAATTCTTTCTCTAATGGTTTTACTTTATTCCAAGCCAACATTTGATTTTTAGAGTTGCCTCTCTGATGGTTTTCTACTTGTTCTAAAATGCCACCTTCACCACTCCAAGCATGCGTTAGAGAATCGACTATAACCACTTCAACCCCAGCTTGTTTGAATAAATTAAAAGCCTGTATATATCGCTGTACAGTAAATGGTGCTTCAAAATCAATATGCAAAAATTCCCCTATGTCGACATTTCCAATGGTTGAATCAGCATATAACAACGATCGTTTGTGCTCAGTGTCAATGACACCTATTTTTTCCCATTGTTCTTGTTCTGATAAGTCTGAATGCATTTTTTCAATAATTCCTTTAGCAATAAACAACGCACTTACTGTTTTTCCACTACCACTTGCGCCAGTTATCATGATAGGAACTTTTATTTTTTCGCGTTTAGCCTTTTTTATTTCCATATTGAAACCTCCTATCTAATTCTCAAACTCTTAGTTTGAACTAATTCTGCACCTTTGATTTCCCCATGTTTCAGTTCTTCTTTCAAAGCTGTTTTATCAACTTTGGGAGGTTGAGGAATTAAAAAGCCAATAGGAATTAATTTTTCGTCTATAATATTCACAGAAACTGGATTGTTTTGAATTCCTACATTGAATAATTCGCCCTTGATTTTCGTTTTGCCGACCTTTTCCATTTCATCTTGCAGATATCCTTTTAGGTTCTTTACATTGTTAGAAAGCGTTGTTTTTCGTGACTGTAGCCGTTTGATTTCTTTTTCAACAATAGATATGTTGCTCTCAAGTTCTTTAACTACTTTTGCTGTGTTTTCTACTTTTAAATCGATTGAATCGCTAATACTATCTAACGTATCTTTTAATGTTCCATCATCAAGCTCTTCAGCTAATGACAAAACTTTTAAATAATCGTTGCTAAGTTCATAAAGTGTTGCCACGGCTATCTTCCTCCTCGTCATATTCCCATTCTGGTTCGATTTTCTGTAATTCTTCTGACGGCTCTGTTAAAAATTGATCTAGCGCATCTGCTTCACTACGATTCATTCACAAGACCTCGTTTCTGTGATATAATTTTCTTAGTATATTTTTGTATGCGACTTATTGCTTGCCGGCTTAAGTCGCTTTTTTGTCGTCATACAACACCTCTGCGCTCTTTTTGTTGTGCAATGTATATTTTATTTTTTTGTTGCTGGTACCATAAATCAGCAAGTTTTTTCGTTTGCTGTAATTTTTCTTTCCTTGTCATTTATTTACCTCTCTATCTTCAAGTGCCAGATCATAAAACAATGTCCAAATGATGAATAAGCCGATATATACATTTTGGATAATCGGATTAAACTTTCCGCCTACTAGCAGTCCTAGTCCGAATACGATTAGCAATACTGCAATTCTTCTTAAGTTATAAATTTTTCTCATTTCATTTCTCCTTAAATATGCATTCTATTTTGAATCTCTAAGTATCTTAAAAATTCGAGTTCTTTTTCAATTTGATATGCTTTTCCTTCGGTCAGTTGTTCTGATTGTCTAAGCGCTGCTCTATCATCTTGTAGCTGTTTACGCTCTTTTTTGATTTGGTTGAGTATCCAGCTTTCTTGTTCAGTTGTATAAGCCATAATATTCTCCTTACGCAATGTCGTTTAAGTCAAAACTCATTTGTCTTACAACTGTTTTTGTGGCTGTAGACGGCTCCCAGTCATTGATATACTCAATTACCATTGGATAATGTTTTTCTCTTAATTGTGATCGGGTACCCACACCTGTGATTTGCTTAATGCCTGAATTAATATCTTTGTATAGCTTGCCGCGCTGTTCCTTTGTGATTTTTCCAAATCCTCTTGCTACTTCTGCAACTCTCTGATGAACTCTACGTGATAAGTAGCTATAATCATCTGCACCGATTTTTTGATTGTCTTTTAAGTCGGCTACTTCTTTTTCAATTACATCTACACGCTCATTTGTTTCTTCATTTGCTGATAAAGCAAGCATCGCTAGTTTTCTTTGTGAGGTTGGAAGTTTAGGCTGTTGAATTTCTTTTTCCATTTGATTAAAAGCCTCAATATATTTCAGTTTGAACTGCAATGCCTTTTGACCAGTAAACCCCATTGCTAACAAAGTGAAGCCGTCGCGATTCATAATAACTTGGCGATAAGATTGTTTGTTTTGTGGATGAATGTAGGTATCTTCGTAAAATAGGTCGGCATAATTTTGTGCCACCCCCTCTTTTAATTCATCAATGGCTTTTAGAACAACTTTGTGTTCTTTTCCGAAAGTTTCTGCAACTTGTAAACTACTTGTGACCGCTTGTTGGTCTTTCATAATTACTAAGTTGTTCATTTTATTTTCCTCCTTTAAATCTCAAAAGTTTCTTTTAAAAATCGTTGTAACTCAGATCGTTCTATTCGTATATCCTGACCGCTCCATTGCTGCACTTTTAAGCCTTTTGAAATCCAACTGCTTAATTTTTCATCGCCGATTTCTAAAATCTTCTTTACCTGAGATTTGTTTGGATAAGGCGGCAATTCAATAATCTTGGTCAACAAATTTAAACGTTTTTCAACCTCTTTTAAAACGACAAAGGTAATATTATTAGCTAATTCATCTTGAATTACCTCATCAGGTATATTCAGCTGCATATACTACACCTCCTGTTTTGTCTCTAATTTAATATCAAGAAGCTCTTCAATTTGTTTTAAACGTTCAACTGGCTTACGATTTTCTAATAAAATATCTTGAAGATATGCCATCGAAATATCCATTTGACGTGCCAGTTCTCGTTGACTCCAATCTTTATCAATCAGAGCGTGTGCGACTTGTTTCTTTAATGACATTTGTGGTTCCCTCCTATCGATTGAATATTTTCTCCACTTATATTCTTTTTACGCTTGACACAAAAAGGAATATAAGCTAACATGTAAGCATAAGAAATACAGCACACAAAAAGCGAGCTTTACTGATGTCCGGGAAGACTATTTAGTTTATGCTTACGATTTTTGTATGCCATAAATATCTTGCTTACATGAATACTATAACGGAATAAATTCCTTATGTCAACTAATTTTTAGTTTTTTTTCCTTATTTTATTTTGTAAAGCTGTGAAAGGTTGATAATAATGGGTTTAGTACAAAGAATAAAATTGTTATCTGATGAAAAAAAGATGTCGTTTGCTGAGTTAGAACGAAAACTAGGTTTTGCCAATAGCTCAATCAGAAAATGGGATGAACGGACTCCAGGTATCGATAAGATTCAAAAAGTAGCCGATTATTTCGATGTGTCGACAGACTATCTTCTAGGGCGTACCGAAAAACGTCGTTATTATGATTTAACAGAGAAGGACGAACGTGATATACAAAAAGAATTAGAAAAAATTATTGAAGACATGGGTAATTCAGAAGCTATTGCTTTCTCAAAAGACACAGAAGAACTATCTCCAGAAGCACGCGCTGCTATTATTTCTTCTATAGAGGAATCTTTACGTATTGGCAAAGCTCTTGCGAAGAAAAAGTTCACTCCGAAAAAATATCGTGATGATTCCACGGTAGATTAGGAGGTGTCTTCTCATGCTTTTATCTGATGTACCCTATGCTATTGAAGAATTAAAACAGAAATATGGAACCAATGATCCGTTTGAAATAGCCGAGAAAAAAGGAATCATTATTCTCTATGGCTATTTTGGGAATGAAGTGTATGGGTTTTATAATAAATTCCGTAGACAAAAGTTTATTCATTTAGATGCTGAATTAGATGATAATGAACAAAATTTTGTCTGCGGCCATGAGTTATTTCATGCTGTCTTTCATCCAGATGAAAACACGGCAAAAATGACAGCAAACAGTTTTTGCTCGACTTCAAAAATAGAAGCACAAGCAAATTGTGGTTCTACTTATCTTCGAATTGATGGCACCCATATGAATGAGTTGTATATTCCGACTAAACAAGACATACTAAACTTTTATGGTCTCCCTCCAGAAATGGAAAGGTACTTATAATTTTTTGAATGTAGACGAACATGAGTTTTTGAAAGGGGTTTTATACATGGCAATGATAAAACAGTATCAAAAGAAAAACGGGGAGAAAGCATGGTATTTTAAGACGTACCTTGGAATTGATCCATTAACTGGAAAAAAGAGGTATACAACTAAGAGAGGTTTTCGAACGCAGAAAGAGGCAAAAATTGCCCTTGCGAGACTAGAAGTTCTAGCTACAGATAAAGAGTTATTGAAAGAGACTAGTTATACTTTTGCGCAGGTAAAAGATATGTGGATGGAACAATACAAACCTACGGTAAGAGAAAGCACCTATTTACGTGTTAAGTTTTTATTTGATAAAAACATTTCAGTTTATTTCGGAAATAAAAAAATCCAAAGCTATAACATAGCTTACTGCCAAGAAACTATTAATAAATGGAAAGAGCAATATTCTACCTACAAAGCTTTAAAGAGTTATACATCTGCAGTTTTTGATTATGCGAAAAAGATGAAGCTTATTAAAGATAATCCCATGAAAGAAGTGACTTTTTCAAAAGGTGATCGAAAACGTAAAAAAGATAAAATAAAGTACTTCGAAAAAGAAGAATTACAAAATTTTCTTAAATGCTGCCAAAAAGACAAATTTCCTTTAACTTATCCTTTATTCAGGATTCTAGCTTTTACTGGAATGCGAAAAGGAGAAGCTTTAGCTTTAACTTGGGATGATGTGGATTTTTTTAATAAAACGATTGAGATTAATAAAACAGTCGTAAGAAATTCAGATAATAAATTAGTCACCACGCCCCCTAAAACAGATACATCTAACCGAAAAATTTCACTGGATGATGAAACGCTTAATACTTTGAGGGATTGGCAAACTCAACAAAAAAGATATTTACTTATACATGGTCAACATGTTAAAACAAAGGAACAAATAATTTTTTCTTCTAAAAATAATAACTACATCGATATAACCCGACCAAATACCGTTTTGTCTCGTATCTGTAAAGAATATGATTTTAACGACATTACAATACACGGATTTCGGCATACACATTGTAGTTTATTATTTGAAGCTGGCTTATCTGTTAAAGAAGTACAGGAAAGACTAGGACATTCAGATATTCACACAACAATGAATATTTACACACATGTAACTAAAAAACAAAAAGAAAGGTCTGCCGATAAATTTGCAGCCTATTTAAATTTTTGAAAAGTATGGTCAAAAGTATGGTCAATATAATTAAAAAAGACTAAAAACCTTTAGCATCAAGGTTTTCAGCCTATTAAAAATCGATATAATTATTTTACTGTTATGATTTTTGTACTTTTTGACGAACTCTAATTCTTTCTAGACGCTTTAATACCGGTATTTCTTTAGTTTATTTTTTCTGACAAGTTCCACTTTTTCATAAAAAGTATGGTCAAAGTATGGTCGTTTTATTAAAATAATACTTTTCTTTATAAAATCTTTATTAAGTGATAGAATTGACTTAAATTAATAAGCAGGAGTGTATGTTATGGATTGGAAAGAAGTTGGAAAAAAAGCGTTAGATGTTAGTAAAAAGGCTACTGAGAAAAGTATTGATTCGTTCCAAGAATGGAAAAATGATCCAGAAAGAATCAAAAAAGCTGAAGAAAGAAAAAAAACAATCGATAAGAAACAAGATAAAAAAGCACCCATGTTTCATAACGGGGTTCACTGTCCTAAATGTCGTAGTATGAATGTAGAATTTATGCAAAATAACCGTAAAAGTTTTTCTGTAGGTAAAGCTGCAGGTGGTGCAATTTTAACAGGTGGCGTGGGTACATTGGCTGGATTCGCTGGAAAAAAAGGGAAAAATCAATGGCACTGCAAAAATTGTGGAAACACATTTACTTCAAAAAAATAGGAGCACTGCAATGGCTAAAATAAAACATAGAATAACAAAAAGAAAAGAGCAAATTAGATGCATTTTCCACGACAGAAAACCAATTCAAAAACGAATTGCACTGTGGATAGTACTTTCAATCTTAATATTAGATATAGTATTTCGTTTCGGCGTTTTCAAATAGTTGTGTTTTTAATCCAACCTAAAAAGGTTGGATTTTTTTATGGACCATACAGGACTCGAACCTGTGACCGAACGGTTATGAGCCGTTTGCTCTAACCAACTGAGCTAATGGTCCTGAAAACTTTACTTATTAATTAATCTATAAATTAAATGAAATAAGCTCTAAAGTTAGAATTTTTGCTCTTTTTGATTTAGTAAATGTTGGGCGACTACTCTTTGATACGTAGAAAGTGACTGGTGCATAGACACAATCGTTTACTTCACGTAATCCAAGTGTTAATATTTTATTTTTATGCGGATGGCTAAAAGCTATGTCTAGTTTCATAGATGAACCAAACTTATCTGCTTCAGACACATATATCACTGAATCATTGTATCCCTCTAAAAATATTTCTAGAATAAATTCAAATAGCTCTACTCGATCTTTTATAGTACCAAAATTGCGGTGCCTTTGCAGATGTTTATATGTAATAACTTCATCATTCAATTTTTGACAAATTATTCTAGGTGAATCCTTATAAATTTTGTGTAAACCCAATAAATGTGGGAGTTGTAAGATGTCAAATTTTACATAAAAACAGTCCAGTTTAACAAATGGCGTTGTTATAACAGCCATTTTGCCATCAAGATTTGATAAAAATAAGTTGTATGTTTTCTGCAAATCTTTAGGCATTTTTACAACTCCTCTATAATTTTAGACATAAAAAAAAGAGTGCAAATCATGGATACCGTCCCATGCTGACCAACGCTAGGTTAACCCACCTGCTGGGGAACGTGGGTGCACTCAATTCCCACTTTGCTTGTAAATAATGATCTAAAGCTAGACTAGAAAACGAGGTAATGATATCCTTTCCTCACACTTAATATAACATCTAAATGTATCGTATGCAATAAAAATATCTCATGAAATTATTTAAAATACAACATAAAAACAAGTTTAAGAAGATTTTTTCACTTACAAACACGTAAATGTGCCTGATCATAAGCTGGTTGCCATATTGTTAATTTTAATTAAATAACAAAAAAAGAGCCACCTTGGGGGAGGTGGCTTAAGAGAAACTTAATAAGTGTATTCTTATTTTAACATTAGAACTATCAATAGTTCAATGTTTGACCAGGATAAATTAAGTTAGGGTTTGCTAGTCCGTTTAATGCAGCTAAGGTTTGATAAGTCGTGCCAAGCTTAGCCGCAATGCTTGATAAGTTATCACCGTATTGGACTGTATAAACGTTGCTTACTGCTGATCCATTGACTTTCAAAACTTGACCAGGATAAATCAAATTAGGATTTGTCAATCCATTTAGCGAAGCTAAGGTTTGATAGTCTGTACCATGTTGGTAAGCAATACTTGATAATGTTTCGCCATGTTGAACCACGTGTGTTGCTTCTGGCTGTTTATCAGGAATAGTTGTTGCATCTGGCAATAGCTCAATATCACCTTTACTAATCCATGACAAGATACCTTCAAGCAATACTCTACTTCCAGTTACTTCTTGCACTTTATAGCTGTTTCCTTTTACCCATTGCGGAATAGCTTCACCAGTTGCCCAAGCATCTACATTAAATTTTACTTTGACTGTATCGCCAACTTTAACATCAGAACTTGGTGTATTTTCTACTTCTTTACCTTCCTCAATAGCTGGTGTGTTTGTTTCTGGTTGGTTATTTTTTGTATAACCATTATCGGTAATACCTGTTAAATCAACGTTACCATCTAGCCCTCCTGCAACGTAGGTTGACGTGAACTGAAAAATACCGATATTTTCAAATGAAGGAAAATAATTGTAATTTGGATAAGGTGTCACTACATAATCTGGATATTCTGCCATCCATAATTGATACTTCTTTGCAATTCGTGATAGATCATAAGCTGAAGTAAGATACCCTTTGTATCCGTAAAGCATCGGTGTATATCCAGCCTCTTTGATATAGTCTAACGCCCATAGCGTTACATCCGTCGATTGAACGCCATCTTCCGCATCTAAGGCGACAATTGATCCCTTTGGTGTTTGTACTTTAGGTAAAAAGTAATCTAATACTTGCTTTGCATTTTCGTAGGTAAGGACATTTTGCCACCATACATACGTATGCGCGCGTTTACCTTGAGCAATCGTACTAGCTACTTGACTAGAATAAGTAACTTGATCATAAATTCCATAGTTATTTTGCCCACCAATTTGTGAAATTGAGAATTTATCATGTGAATAACCAAATGTTGCTTGATATCCATTCCAAATAGACAAATCAACGCCTTGGTCTCCTTTTGCAGCAAATGTACTAACTGGCGCTAAAAAAAACAGGCCTACCAATAATGTTACTAATAGTTTCTTTTTCATCTATTTGTCTCCTTTTCTATCTGATAATCCAGGTGTTGTATGGTCTGTCACAATTCCTAAAATAGTTAATACAACAAACACTGCATTGATAACATCTAGCAATTGCTGATTAATCACATCAATTTGAAATTTATACCCAAAAGGAACTGCAACTACTTGAATAAGTAACAAAACTGCAGGAATAAGAGACAACCAGAATTGTTTATTTTTTATTCTTGACTTCCAATCAATCATTTTTATTTCCTCCAATTCCTCGAAAGAGGGTTTTATTTTGTTCTTCCAATCGACTAATGCGCACCTCATGGTTATTTAATCGGTCAACAGCTTGTTTTAGTTCTTTCATGCTATCCTCTAATTGAGAGAAGACATGATAGAATTTCATTAATGCGAAGATAATTCCGCCTAAAAATGTAATCAGCGCTAACCATTGTTCTAGTGTTAAGTTCATCCTGCACCTACTTTCTACTTACAAATAAAACCGCCTAGCTTTCGCTAAACGGTTTATCTTTAGTTTATTCCATCATTATTTTATGTTTCCGGGAAAGCATCTGCAGTGTACCAACTACCACAAACATAATGATTCCCTTTTCTGTCACTACCAAACCTAATTCCATTCACGCCTTCCTCATATAATGCTCCATAATTACCTTGAGGATAGGTATATTGCACAGTTGTTAATGCGGTATTCCAATATCCTGCTCTCATTTCTTGATCAATCATAAATCCTTTAGGAATTTTAAAAATTTGGACCATGTTTGGCTTTAATTTTTCTACATCCACCACATTAACTCGCAAATAAGCATCGACCTTATTTCCCTTACGAACTAAAAGAATATTGGTTTCTGCTCCAAAAGCACTTCTGTATGCAGCTTCTACTTCATCCAGTCCTGCTTTTTTGTAAATAAACGTTTCATCTTTTAAAGCAACTTCTTTTCCATTTACTAAAGGAACTTCAGAAAACTCTTTAATCCCACCTATACGCTGGGGTTCAGTTAAATTCACAACATTCGGTGCAAATGCGACTTCTTTCCAGTCTGTCCATGTTGAAGGGATTCCACCAAATTGGCGAATAACAACTGTCCGTTCTGTTTGAAATAATTGTCTGACTCCACCTGAATCTTTATTAACAATCAAGCTTCCAGAGTTTGGTAATGGTTTATTTTCCACCCCTGTAGCTGGAATCGAATAAATACCTGGATCCACAGCATCATTTAAATCTAATATTTTAGAATTTTTCCTTACAAATAGACCATTTTCTGCTGACGTTTTAGGGATGAATTTCTCATCTGATTCTGCCCTTGTATAAAAGTCTGCTGCTCTCAATTCTTCTAGGGCGGCATTCATAGCATCAGTAACTGTTTTTCCAATTGTTGTAATCTTGGTTTCGCTATCTGTAGCCACCTTTGATATACGACCTTCTGCATCGCTGACTGTTTTATCAATTTTCGCTTGTAATGCATTCATTTCTTTTTTAATTGATTCAATACGAGCAACTACCGCATCATAATCAGTATCTATTTTTTCTAAAGCTGCTTGATAGGCCTCATTCAATGCTGTTACTAATTTGTTGTATTCTGTGATAATCGTTTCGGCTTCCTCTGCGTCAATGTCAGCATTTCCATAAACCGTAATCTCAAAATCATCAGTAGATTCTCTCTTGTCATTCTTCATGAAAGAAAAATATGCTAGTTCATATGAACCAGCTACAGCAAATGCCATATTGGGGAAAGTATAGGTAAATTCCCCGTTTTTTCCATTTGTGATCTCTATTCCATCAGAATCAAAAACTTTTGTTCTTTCTTCATGAGTTACGCCTTCAAAAGTAGCTACCCAGTCAGTCAAGTCAAAGGGAGCTCCATCTTTAAATATTTGAACCCTCATTGAAAAACTTTCTCCGTCTCCGACTCGACCATAAACAATTGGTCGCCCGATAGAATTTTTTGAAAGATCAAATCTTAATAAATCGCTCATGTTTCATAACCCTCCTCTTTTTGTTGTGTCAGTCTAACCTCTTCATAACCTTTTCGATACGCAACAAGGTTCCAACTAAATTCTATTAGCGCTGGGTCGCTTTTGACTACAAAATATTTTTCTTTAGTTTCTTCTACCCATATATTTCCTTTACTATAAGGAGTTAACATAACATGATAATTTTCACTTTCAGTATTCACCGTTTCTAAAAAAATAGGTTCAATATCTATTTTTATTTCACCATCAGAATCTGTAATTGCTTTACCATAGTCAGCAAAATAATATTCTGGCGTTTCGTAGGCGTTTAACAGTCGATGACCGTATGACAGTGTATCCACAAGAGAGTTTTTGGAACCAGTAACACTAAGATTTCCTGTGAAGCTTGTAGAAGTAGCGGATATACTAATCCTTCCTCCAGATGATCCTAATACTTTAGTATCATTATTCCCTATACTAAAACCATTGCTACTCACATTTAAACTAGGACTATTACTAGCTGTAGAAGAATAACCAAAGCTCCCAGGTGCAAAATTCAAACTATGACCATTACCAACAACATAAAAGTTATCTAAGTTTGCAGATCCTGACATATTATTTGTTGCGCCAAAAAATGTTAGAAATGCCTTATTAAGCTTTTTATTAAATATCGTAAAAGAACCTTCGTCTGAAACATCTAATCTAACATTTCCTTCTTTTTGATTAATTAAAGTAGTGTAAAATTTAAATATTTCTTTTCCATCACTATTTCGCGTCCAAGTTATTGCCCCATTGTCCTCTTTTAAAGAAAAGTCTTTTCCGATGGATGTAATAACTGAACCTGAAATTGTTACACCTTCAATAGCTATCGCTTTTAAAATTCCAGTATTTATAGCAGAGGCGTTTATTCCGTTAGCAGTTATTGCATTCTCGAAGCTTTTCCCCCCATCCGTTGAAATTCCGATACCCGCAGAGTTTAATATAACTATTTTATTTGAGTCATTCTTATCAATGGCAAGAATACCTGTCTTGGCATATTTCACTTCCGTTTGTGAATTGATTAAATCGGAAGTTGCTTGCTGGATTGCTGCTGTTAACCATTCATTTGGAATAGGCTTTATTCCGTTAGATATATCTGACCATGATTGAGCGTTACTAGCATCAGCTTGGTTCTTCTTATCAACTAAGTTTAGTGAATTACATGTTATATTATTTTCAATTAAATCCCCAGTAACATTAAAATTCTCAGTTACTCCAACAATTCTTATTTTTTGTTGAAAACCTAACTGTTCATTAACAGCCATAATGTAATCTCCTGGTTCAGGCAACCCATATTGATACCCGACTTTTCTCAAATCTTCTACGGTTAAATTAACAGAGATACTATAAGAAGATTCAACAATTTCCTTTAAATGTTCAAGAAAACTATCTTCTTTAGTATAGCGTTCGTCAACAATTGGGTCCGCCTCAAGCTTCCCATAAATTTCCGCTAACGGGCTGGTATATTCAACTATTAATCTTCCTTTAGTAACATCATTTGGGTCTTTGTACGCCCCAAATCCTTTCGCATACGTAACAAAAACACTTATATTGTGCTCTAACCCTAACTCTTGCATATTAAAACCTTTACGAACAATCGTTGATAAATCACTGCCTATCTTGTCAACGATGTAAAGGTTATTACCAATAATTTGAAACTCAGTGTTAGTACTATTTATAAAGTCATTAAATAACGCTAATCTATTTTTCATTCCAAAATTTTCTTTTTCGAATGCTGGTATAGTAGCAGCTAGTGAATAAGTAAAACCACTGTTTTTAAAAATAAAATCTAGATAAGCTTTTGCAGTATTTGAACCGTTTAAAGTATCATACACGCATGATTTACCCATTCTAAAGAAAAATTCATGTATGGCATCAAATTCAACAGTAATATTATTTCCATAATCAGTTGGCATGGCATAAGTTAAATAGTATTTTTCATTTTCAAATTCTACTTGCCAACCTCTGTCTATTCTGTGAAGGACATCATTATTAGTATATATAGTACCGCTAATTGATTTTTCACCATTTAGGCTTCTAATGAAAGATATATCTGCCAATGCAATAAAAGTATTTCCATCTGTATCTATGAATTGAACCATCACTACTTACTCCTTATCTATATAAGTCAACTTTATTCAATATATTTATTTCTACTTCACCAATGTTAAAAGATGTAGAAAACGGTATAAAACCAACCTCATTTGGCTTTAAAATAAAATATTCAATATTTGTCTGATCATTAATATTTAAACCATTAAGAGTGAAAGATGTTCCTTCTAACAAAAATTTATCGCCGGATAAAATATTTCTTTTACCAACATACTTAAACTCTCGTTCATCAATAGATAATTTAAATTCAGCCCCTAAATTTTTTTTTGCAATAATTTGCACTTTCCATGGCCATTCTAATTGACTGCAAGGAACAGTACCGCGATATTCAATCATTTTAGAATTTGTTATTTCTATATCATCAGGGATGGTAATTC